TGCTGCAGATGTTCCGCGAGCAAATGGGTTAGCAATCATGCCGTAACGAGTCTTGAATCCAATCTTAGGCTGGAACGTATCTTCTCCAACCGCACGAACCATCTGGAGTGGTACGTATGGGCAGTAGAACACACCAGCGTCAAACGCTGAAGAACCCTTGTAGCCAACTGTCATGTAGTTAGTACCAGCGTATGGATCGATGTATACACGGAAGCGACCATTCAATACACCTACGAATGTGTTTCCAGTATCATCTGGGTTCAAGTTGTTAGAGTTAAGAGCAGGCGTGTAGTCGAGCATACCAGCCATTTGCAATGCAGACGCTACGTCTGAAGAGCAAAGGATGATGTTACCCTTACCACGACGAGTTGCTTTCGCAATCGCGTTAGCTTCACGCTCAATCTGGAACATAAGTCCCTTGAACTTCTCAACCATCCAACGACCGTTTGAGTCAGTGTCGAGGTCGAAAGTACCGTTACTTGTAACACCAGCTTGTGCACCAACCTTAGCTGTCATGTTGATCGAACGAACAACTTCACGGTTGATTTCAGCCAAGATTTCAGCTGACAAGATGTTAGCCAACTCAGTTTCAGCATCCAAGCCATGGATTGCTTTCAAATCCTGAGCGAGTTCCATTGTGTACTCAGCCTTCAATGCACGAGACTTAGCCACTACAGATACTTTCTCAATTTCGAAAGCCATTTCTGGGATAGTGAAAGTAGTGTTGCCGCCCAACGCTTCAGCGTCAGCAGTTGGCATGCCACCTTCGAAGTTGTACAATTCAGCGTTACCTGATACAACAACGTTAGCACCTAAGTTAGTTGTTGCTTCACCAACTGCAGTGTTATCAGAAGCTGCTGAACGATTTGATGCAAATCCTGTATCTGCTTCGTTGTAGAAGGCTTCTGTGCCATCTTGTGCAGTGTACTTAGGACGCATTGCGAAGATCAAACCAGTAGGACCAGTCATTGGCTGAACGCCGCAGATGTCATATGCTACAAGGTTTGGCATAGAACGACGAACCAGTGAAATCAATACTGGATCATAGTTATCAACACGATCGCCTGTTGCGTTTGCTGGTGCATCTTCTTGCAGAAGACCGTATCCACCACCAAATGAACGAGACTCACGAATTGATTGCTCGGTGTTTTCGAGGATCTGGGCTGTAACCATCTTCTTATGTGAGCCTTCGATCTTTGGCAGATCATCGTGCTCAAGAAGTGGAGCCCACTTGCTTAAGATATTCTCATTTAACATGGTTTTCTCCCTTTGTGTTAACCATCTATATTATTTATACTTAATTGTATTTTACGGACTTAGAAACGGCTGTTAGATAAGCAGACATCTCGCTATCTACTGGCTTCGCTTCTTCTTCAATTAAACCTTCTTCCGACAAATCTTCTGACTCTTCTGTAACAACAGGCTTGTCAGCTGGGAAGTAGTTTTCCTTGATTACATTCAGCTTCTGCTTGTACTGCTCAACTGTATCTGCTTCGATACCTTCAGCAAGTGTGCGGAGCTTGGCTGCTTGTGTTTCAGCGAGGCCCTCTACGATCTCTTCGAACGCGAGTAACTGCTCTACTTGTACATATTGCTGCTGGAGTGCAAAGTTCTTTTCAACAGTCTCATTGAGTTCTGCTTCAAGGGCTTCTACACGCTCTGCCATTTCAGCAACAACGTCTACTTTTTCTTCTGGAAGCTCTACATAGTGCTCTTCGAATACTGACTTCAGACCAGCCATAAATGACTCGGCGATGTCGGCACGAATACCAGACTCGACTGCAAGACGATTTTCTTCAATCCACTCAGCAACAACGTGTGAGAGATATTGATCGACTTGCTCAGTCAGTTGCTCTGAATACTGCTCTGCAGACTCTTGCAACTTCTGCTCATACTCTTCTTCGAGACGCGCAACTTCAGTAGTAATTTTAGCACCGACAGCAGCTTCAAAAATTGTTTCTGCTTTCTCAATGAATTCTTCACCAAGATCCTGTCCGCCAAACATTTCAGCAACGTCTTCCTTAACAGACATCATCTTAACAGATGTATTGTCAGCACTACGCTTGTTAGATGTGTTAGCATCGGTGTTATAAAGATCGCGCAAGTCAGATGCTGTCATCTTTGATAGCTGAGCATACTTGTCACCTACCATTGCGTTAATCATTTGCACCTTAGACATCTTAGGACCATCTTTCGTATCCATTGTTGGTACAGCTTTATCACCTTGATCCTTATCAGCTTTACGCTTGTTGCTACCAGTAGCAATTGGATCGGCGATCGAACTTGCTTCTCCGTCAGCCTTGAACTCTACGAGCTCTTCGCTGTCGATGATTTGCTCTTGATCTGCCATTGTTGGCCTCCTTTTACGGTTTATCGTAGTTATTTATATTAAAATGATTTTAAGAGTCTTTCGAATACTTCGATCTTCTTTTCATCGAGTTGGCGCGAGCGAGTTGCTTGCTCAATCTCTTCCTTTACTTGCTCGACTTCCTGAGCTTTGAGGATTCCATTTTCCCATACCCACTCAACACCTTCCATGATTCCTTGAACGTACGCGTCAGGAGCCGAAGGATCTGCAACGATGTCAGCTGCAGTAGCAAGATAGAAATCGTTTTGTACTTCCATGACACCTTTCCGCTCTCTGAGCGAACCCATGCCACGTGATGATACACCTAAGTTGGCACCTTCGCTGATCAGGCTCTTAACAATGTTACCGTAAGGCGTATCCATAATCTTCGCCTTACCCATCACATTATTACCTTCCATCGACAACTTAGTGATCATATGAGATACGCGCTCAAGATTGATTGTTGGTCCTGAAGGATGTCCCAACTCACCATATGCACGC